ATCATTAGGTACAACCACGGATCCTTGAGCAGTTGATACTTCAAATCCAGCAGGTGTAATTATTACAGCGTTAACTGCTATAGGATTTCCAAGTGTAGAAGTAATTTCTTGTCCTGTTACTGATACATCTTCATTTGGTGCAACAGCTGTTCCTTGTGTTGATGTAATTTCAAAACTAGATAATCCAACTGTTTGATCATTTGGATCTATTACACCAATGGCTGCTGTAGCTGACAGACCTGTAATAGATGGTGTAACTGAAATACTTGCTTGAGCTGTACCTTGCAAGTCATTAATTTCTAAACCATTAGGTTCAACAGTTACACTTACAACATTTGAAATTGTTCCAAGTGTAGATGAAATTTGTTGACCAGAAATTGCAACTACTGCATTTCCTGAAATAGTTACTGAATCGTTTAATGTAGATGTAATTGATAAACCAGTAGGCTGAACTACTTCACCAGAAAGATCTCCCCACTCTCCAGCGCCATATGCTTTAGCACCCCAACCAGTGGCTAATAGTTCGTCCTCACCCCACTCTGCTTGGCCCCAGGTGAATCGTCCCCATCCAGACATGGGCTACTCCTATGCTAATCTTATGATTGCGTTCGATGAATCGTTTGCAGGGAACTGTATTTCAAAAGTTCCGTTAGTTGCAGTTTTATCAGAACCAAAAGCGATAATACAAACAGCATCAGTTGTACCTGAACCACCGTCAGTTGTTGTATTATAAATCATTGCACCATTTGCAGTGAATGAAGCTGATGTCCATGAGATATCAGAAAAATCTGTAAACGCAGTTGTTGAAGTTAAACCAACTCCTGTGTTTGTTAATGCTTTACCACCAGCAGAGTATGCTGATCCAGATGTATTTGTAATTTCGTTTGAAGTTGAATAGTCAGTTGTTGCTGCACCTAAAGATGCTGAACTTGTAAATAATGCTATTTTAAAAGTATGACCACCAGAACCTGATGTTTGAAAGTCATGCTTTCCTTCTAAAAGTTCTTGTTTAAAACTTGAACATATTGCTGATGTTATTGCCATAATTTTTTTCTCCTATTAAGGTGACGGTGAAGGAACTTTAATACGAACTGTACCATCCGTGTAGTCGTCCCTTTTACGTCTACCAAGTTGTTCTGCTGCGAACTTCTCTACCTCTTGTTTATATTTATTTTCATATAATGTCAACATATCTGTTGGACCTTTTAAATAAGAAAATGCCTCTACTAAGCAAGCATATAGTAAGCCATTTGGAAAATATTGACTTACATAAGTTGTAGTATTTGAACCCGATAATCCAGTTGGAATAGCTTCATAATGTATTTTAAATACGTACGTGTTATCTGGTGCAGGCGCCAGGAATAATCTTCCTGAAGTAGTATCTGACACACCTGTTGCTCCACCAAACATAGCATAGTATTTTGGCTGTGCTCTAGCTGAAGTTTCTGTAGATGGTTGATATTCTTGTAAATAAGATTCATCTTTTTTCTCTAACCAAACATTATTACCTGTTGAAGCAGAAGTTGAATCATAAACTTGTACACCTTTTACAAATAAAGTTTGAGCAGGTACGTTAATTGTATTCTGTCCTGTAACTAAATTACCAATAGATTGTTTTTTATATGCATCTAATGGTACATCTCTTAAAATTCTAAGTTCAGAATTTTCAATAAATTGATCTGTAATAGTAGCAGTTAAAACGTTTGTATCCGTTTCAGTGTAATTTTGAATTGCTGTTGTTAATGTTGCGTATGTAAATCCTGCCATATTATCCTCGTCTTATATTTACTGGACCTGTAGTAATTGTAGTACCACCTGATCCTGAATCAGTTGCCGTTGCATTAGATACAGTGCTAAATGTAAATTGACAACTGTAAGAAACTGAGCCAACAGTTCTTGTTAATCTAGTTACAACAAATGATCCAAATACTTTTGCACCAGATGAATGAGTTCCAGCTGTAGTTGTTGGCTGTCTTACGCCATATATTATACCAGAAGTCCCTCTAGTACAACCAGTTAAATCGTTGCTACTTTTGCCTGTGTATTGAATAACTTCATCTGCAATGTTTCCTACTTGCACAGGATCTGATGTATCGGATGATGTTAAAACTTTTTGTATTATAATATATCCACTGGTTGGAAATTTAGATGCATCTGTTAATGAAATAGTTGTAGCTGATGCTGATATATTAGAAGCTAATGTTGTTTCTGTTTGAAAATTATCTACTGTCAAACCACCTATATTACTTTGTAAATCTGATATCCTTACTACATCACCTGTTTGATATGGATTAGTATCTCCAACTTTTGCTTCTAAAGTAGAATTAACTATTGGTCCCATAGTTACAGTCATGGTTCCTGATCCACTTGTTGCAGATATAGAATTCTCTGGTGCAATAATTGTAGTTGCAGGTTCAACTCTCGCAGGTCTAGCTTGAGGTAAACCTTGAGCATCAGCTCCTACTGGTTTTGGTTGCAACTGTGGTTGCTTTGGTTCAAATTCTGAAATATGGACTCTTGCACCATTCCATTCTCTAACCATTTCTGTATATGGAAAAGCTTGCCCTGATCTATCTGATATGAACTGAGCGTATTTACCTTTTGAAAACGCTGTCATTAAGTTCCTGGGTAATAAGTTTTAGGTGTAATGTATGAGCTTGAAGAAGAACCATCTTCTTGTAAAGCTCTATTTAGTTCATCTTCGTATAACAATTTCATTTGTTGAACTAATTGTGGATTAAATTTTTGTGCTAAATAAAAAGCTAAACCAGATGCCATACAAGGTACAAATCTATAAGGCACATCGGTTGCATTTGTATAGCCTCCTGCATCTTGAATTCTTTTTACGTAATAATAATTAACTGTGTGTCCAGCTTGAGAACTTCCTGGAGTTAAATATAAAGTTACTGTAACTTTATCAATAAATCTTTGAACAAAATATTGTGTAGGTGTACCTTCAGAAGTTTTATTTGAAAGACCTTGATAAGTTGATCTATTAATTTTTGTAAGAGGTGAATCAACATTAGAAGCATTTCTATATACAGCTTCTAACACATCATCAACACCATAGACTGCTGTTGCACTTGAAGTTCCATCTCCTGTAGATCTGAACATAGTATATTCAGCTTGGCCATCTACTAATGTAAATGAGTTATTTGCAACTTCCCAATAATGAAGTCCTCTGTTTCCCCACTCTTGAAACATTATGTTTAAAGAACGTCTTGCAAGTCGTAACTGATTACCAGATACACCTTGCATACCTATTCTTTCATAAGCTTCTTCTATTATTTCATCAATAGCAAAAGTCTTATCAAAAGTAGTTGTGCCCGAGGTAGTGTTAGCCATTTAGCCTCCTAGCCAGTATATCCGATAGTAACTGAAGTAGTATTAGTTAAATCTAAATATATTCCAGTTCTACATCTGATACCATTTCCTGGAACATAAATGTCTAGTCCTTCAGTTCCGCAATTACCTTCGAATACTAAAGCTCCTGTTGCATCTGTTCCATCATATAGTTTGATATTGCTATTAGCTACACCTTCAACTTGAATATAAGTTATTCTAGCTGGTCCAATAAAATTAGATGATGCGTCTGTTGCTCTACCAAATCTACCGTCAGAAGTTCTTGTGGAAAACTGTTGGTCTGATGATGCCATATTTTTTCTCCTATTAAATTTAAGTGGGCCCGAAGGCCCACACTAATTATTTATTATTGTGTATCAGATGATGAATCAATTCCAAATATTTTTAGAACGATTACAGTATCTCCACCTGGATCTCCAGAAACAACCAATTCAACTTCGTCTCCAGCTAATCCTGCTACACCTGGTGCAAAACCAGACATACCAAGTACACCATTGCAACCTAAGAAACCTTTCCAACCAGTTGTATTAAGAGCTAAAGAAGCTCCGTCAACATAACCGTCTGTGTCAGCATCTGTTCCAATGTCAACTAAGTTAACAGCGTTAACTGAAGCTGTAGTTACTACAACACCAATTCCT